GAGCCTTCGGGCTCTTTATTAATACTTAGCCTAGTGTAATGCTAGGCTATTTTTATTGGTGATGATATGGCACAGGAGTGGGCTAAGGGATTCTATAACAGCAAACAGTGGAAACGATGCAGAACGTTATTTAAGCAAGTAAAAGACGGTTTATGCGAACGATGCCTTAAGAAAGGCATATACAGACCTGGTGACGAAGTGCACCACAAAATATGGTTGACACCCGAGAATATAAACGACCCAGAGATAACATTGTCGTTTAATAACCTTGAACTACTTTGTGCGTCATGCCACTCACACGAACATATGGGTGAGGCAACGGTGGTGAGAGAAGGTTTGATGTTTAATGAATTCGGAGAGTTGATTGAGGTGGGGGATGGTTGAATCCCCCCTGCTTTTGCATGAGGGAAGCGCCAGGCGAACACCGCGCAACGACCTCCAAATAACACACAGGTTCACGCGTGACCCCCCCTACCCTAAAAATTGGTCGTGAAATGAGGTGATATATGTGGCGAAAAAAAAGGAGTTAACAAGAGATGAACGGATTTTTCAAGAGAAAAAGAGACTTCGGAGAATATACAGAAACATAGAAGAAGATAAGAAGGGAATCATTGATGGCCTAATTGAAAGAGCCGCATATATGAGAGTGACCCTTGAGGATTGGGAGAAAGACATAATGGAAAATGGCTATATTGAAATGTTTACCCAGTCTGAAAAAACGGATCCTTATGAAAGAGAGCGTCCAGTCGCCAGACTTTATAATACCATGAACAAAAATTATCAGAGTATAATTAGACAACTCGCCGAACTACTCCCAAAAGATACAGGAGGCGGTGAGGATGATGGATTCAACGATTTTGTCAACTCAAGATAATTATATCTTGCAATATTGGGATGAAATCCAAAGTGGCAGAATACTTGTTTGTAAAAAAATATATAAAACTTATAAAAAGATTGTTCATGATATACATAACCCTGGAAGATGGCATTATGACGACAGAAGAGCGAAACACGCATTATATTTCATTGAGGAATATTGCAGACATTCCCAAGGGGAAATGGGAGGCAAAAAAGTAGTGCTTGAATTGTGGCAAAAAGCAATGATAAGCACTATTTTTGGTTTTGTTGATAATGATGGGTACCGCAAATATCGGCGGGCAGTATGGATAGTAGGTAAAAAGAACGGTAAATCGTTAATCGCTTCTGCTGTGGGTCTCTATATGCAGATAGCAGATGGCGAGATGGGACCCGAAGTGGTTTCGGCAGCTACCACGAGAGAGCAAGCCAAAAAGATTTGGGATGCGGCAAAAGCCATGGTTATTATGAGCCCTGTGCTCAAAAAAAGAATAAAACCTCTTACTGGGGAGCTATCGAGCAGGGCTTTTAATTTCGGCACGTTCAAACCTCTTTCAAGTGACTATAACACCTTGGACGGTTTAAATCTTCACTGTGTATTGCTTGATGAAATACATCAATGGAAAAATGGCTTAGGGTTGTACGATATTCTTGTAAGAGGCGTTTCGGCGAGAAAACAGCCTCTTATTTTTATCACGACAACCGCCGGCACTATCCGTGAAGATATTTACGATGTTATTTATGATGAGTGCGAAAGGATCATCAATGGTTATGAGGACCCGGATGGCTACAAAGACGAAAGGACAATAGCTTTCATATATGAACTTGACAAAAGGGACGAGTGGCTAGATGAAAAGAACTGGGTTAAGGCTAATCCAGGCCTTGGCACAATTAAAAATTATGACATTTTAAAAGGTGAAGTCGAAAAGGCGAAAGAAAATCCCCTATTGGTCAAAAACTTGCTTTGTAAGGATTTTAACATTCGTGAAACATCAACAGAAGCTTGGTTGACTTTTGAACAGTTAAACAATATTGACAAGTTCCGCCTAGATAAAGAAAAAAAGGTGCTCATATGGGAACATTACAACGCAGAAAAAGAATGTTTTGAAAAGATTGAACTTCCATATCCACGCTATGGAATAGGAGGGGCTGACCTATCAAGCACAACCGACCTTACAAATGGTACGGTTATTTTTATGGTTCCGGATTGCCCTATTATTTTTGCTCTGCAAATGTTTTGGTTGCCAGAAGATCTACTGGAGCAGAGAGTAAGAGAAGATAAAATTCCTTATGACATATGGAAACAACAGGGATTATTAGAAACTACACCAGGCAATAAAGTACATTATAAATTCGTCACAGAGTGGTTTTTAAAGGTGCAAAATGAACTCGACATTTATATACCGTGGATAGGATACGACAGTTGGAGCGCTACATACTTTGTCGAAGAGATGACCAATTACTTTGGCAAGGAAAGCATGGAGGCGATTATCCAGGGCAAAAAGACGTTGTCAGGGCCTATGAAGTCATTAGGCGCAGACCTTGAATCAAAGAAAGTAAATTATAACAACTCTCCTATTACAAAATGGAACTTATCTAATGTGGTTGCAGAAATAGATAAGAACGGCAATATTCAGCCAGTAAAGGGTAATCAGCGGAAAAGAATTGACGGATTTGCAGGTTTATTGGATGCATATGTAGCCCTTGAACGTCATTATGACGAATACATCAACATCATATAAGGAGGTGATGATTTGGGATTTTTCGATAGATTCAGAAATGTCGGCAGGGTGGCCCGGTTCCAGATGATTACGGAGCGCGGTAACGGGTTCTACTCTTGGAACGGAAAACTGTATCACAGTGATATTGTACGAAGTTGTATTCGACCAAGAGCGAAAGCAATGGGGAAACTCGTAGCAAAGCACATACGCAGAGACAAAGATGGGCTAAAGGTAAACCCTGAACCATACATAAGGTTCTTGTTGGAAGAGCCTAACCCTTTTATGAGCGGTCAAATGCTACAAGAGAAAGTCGCAAATCAGCTGTCTCTGAACAACAATGCATTTATTCTTATTGTCCGGGATGAATTTGGCTTGCCTGCGGAGCTTTACCCTATACCATGCACAGGCGTGGATGCCATTTACAAAAATAATGAGTTATACCTCAAGTTTTACTATCCGAATGGGAATATCGGCACTTTTCCGTACTCGGAGATAATCCACTTAAGGGACGATTACTGCGATAATGACATTTTTGGGGAAAGTCCAGCACCGGCACTTACACAACTCATGGAAGTTGTGACCACTATTGACCAGGGAATCATCCGTGCAATTAAAAACAGCGGTGTAATTCGATGGCTGTTAAAATACACTACTCCATTGCGACCGGAGGATTTGAAAAAGAATGTAGAGGATTTTGTAAATAACTATCTATCCATTGAATCAACTACATTCGGTGCTGCAGGCGTGGATGTTAAGGCAGATGCGCAAAGGATTGAACCCAAAGACTATGTACCCAACGCTGCGCAGACAGAGAAAACCACTCAAAGGATTTATGCTTTCTTTAACACCAACGAGAAAATAGTCCATTCCAATTACACGGAAGACGAATGGATAAGTTATTACGAATCACGAATTGAGCCTGACGCAATACAAATGAGCAATGAATACACAAGGAAACTGTTTACGCGGCGAGAAAGGGGTTTTGGTAATCAGATAATCTTTGAGGCGAGCTCATTGCAATACGCTTCTATGAGAACAAAACTTAACCTTTTGCAGATGGTTGACCGCGGGGCAATGACGCCGAACGAATGGAGAGCAGTTATGAATATGGCTCCAATACCAGGTGGTGATAAACCTATTAGACGGTTAGATACTGCGCCGGTAACGGAAGGTGGTGAGGGTGAAGATGAAAACGATACAGATTAAAGGTACAATTGTGAGCAATGACGATAAATGGATTTACGACTGGTTTGAAATTGAAGCAGTGTCTCCAAAAGATGTAGCCAAGCAGTTAAATGAAGCAAATGGGGAAGATATAACGGTTGAAATTAACTCTGGTGGGGGTGATGTTTTTGCAGGTAATGAAATTTATTATATGCTATCACAATATAAGGGCAACATGATTATTGATATTGTGGGATTTGCGGGCAGTGCAGCTTCTGTTGTTGCCATGGCAGCCAGGAGCCGTATAGTGCCGAGTGGTCTCATGATGATACATAATGTTTCGGGCAGCGCCCGCGGCGACTATCATGTCATGGACAAAACTTCCGATGTTCTTAAAACTGCGAACCGGGCTATATCAAATGCTTACATGAGCAAAACAGGATTATCGCAGGAAAAATTACTGAAATTGATGGATGAAGAAAAATGGATGGACGCAAAAGAGGCTGTTGAGCTTGGGTTTGTAGACGAGATTATTAACGAGAACGGGCAAATTGCGAAGCCGCCGACAAAAACATTATACAATACAATGTTTGCAAATGTTTTAAGTCCAGAAGTAATTGAAAAAGTCAGAAACACAATCAAAAATCCGAACGGTAATCAAAACGCCGATTCGGATTTTTTAATTTCAAAAATTAAATCACAAATTAATCTTTTAAAGTTGAAAGGAGAAAAGAGATATGAGATTTAAAAACCATACCGAGTATATGGAATTGAGAAACGCGATGCTTGAAGAAGCAAGCAAATTGCTGAACGAGGGCAACATTGAAGCTTCTAATGCGAAGCAGGAAGAAATTAAAGAGCTTGACAACGAATGGGATAACTACGCCAAGGCACAGGCCAATTTGAACGCTCTTAACAACGTTAAGCCTCCCGTTAACGTACTGAAAAATGGTGTAGTTGACAGCACCAGAAACAACAACGATGACGACATTTACAACTCTGACGAGTATAAGCGGGCATTCATGAACTATGTAGCCAAGGGCGAAGCGATTCCGGCACAGTTTAGAAATGCCGATGCGAACACCAAGACCACTGATGTTGGAGAAATGATTCCTACCACCACAATGCAGAAAATCATCGAGAAAATCGAAGCCACTGGCATGATTCTGCCTCTGGTAACCAGAACTGCCTACAAGGGCGGAGTTAACATTCCCACTTCCAATGTTAAGCCGGTTGCTACATGGGTTGCCGAGGGAGCCGGTTCCGACAAACAGAAGAAAACTACTGGATCCATTACATTTGGTTATTACAAATTAAGATGTGCAATATCCACCAGCCTTGAAGTTGACACCATGGCTTATCCTGTGTTTGAAACAACATTTGTGAACAACGTGGTTGAGGCTATGGTTAAGGCTCTGGAACAAGCTATTATCAGCGGTGACGGTAGCGGCAAGCCCAAAGGAATTTTAGCCGAAACTGCTCCTTCAGGCCAGAACATTGATATCGCAGCCGATAAGGACTTTACATACCAGACTCTTGTCGCGGCAGAAGCTGCATTGCCTCTGGCATATGAGAGCGGTGCCGTTTGGTTTATGACAAAGAAAACCTTTATGGCATTCGTGGGCATGGTTGATGCTAATGGGCAGCCTATTGCCAGAGTGAATTATGGCATTGGCGGCAAGCCAGAGAGAAGCCTTTTGGGTAGACCTGTTATCCTGAACGATTATATGGCTAGCGTAGGAACATCCATCACAAATGATACGGTTGTGGCCTTCCTGTTCAACCCAAAGGATTACATCCTCAACACCAACCTCAATATGACCATTAAGCGTTATGAGGACAATGATACTGATGACCAGGTAACCAAAGCCATTATGCTCGTTGATGGTAAGGTAGTCGACAAAAACTCCCTTGTTACTATCACCAAGAAGGTGGCTGAAGGATAATGAAGGTATTAAAGCCGTTTCGGGATAAATACAATCCAGAACACATCTTTTTGCCGGGTGACGAGTTCGAATCCGACGACCAAGGCCGCATAACAGACCTTGTTCAGAGGGGGTTGATAGAGGGTGAGCAATCACCCTCTTTTGACCAACTTAAGACATCAAACAGAAGGTCAAAAAAGAAGGGTAGTGGTTAAATGCTTGAAGAATCAAAGCAAGCGCTAAGAATAAAAACAGATGCCTTTGACGCCGAAATTAATGGCCTTATTAGTGCAGCAAAAAGCGATTTGAAGCTATCCGGCGTATCAGAACAAAAACTAAATGACGAAACAGATCCACTAATTAAGCGTGCTGTGATTTTGTATGTAAAGGCAAACTTTGGCTGGAACAATCCTGATAGCGAACGCTTACAACAGGCATATTACATGCTAAAAGTCCATTTGACGCTATCTCAGGAATACACAGAGGCGGTGGAGTAAATGCTGTTCAAAGATACTATTGAACTTGTCAGTGTTATAACGACAAAGGATGAAGACGGATTTCCGGTAACAACCGAAATAAAGCGTCAAGTATTTGCTGACAAAAAATCAGTCCGGCAGTCGGAATTCTACCAGGCAGCTCTACAAAATATCAATCTTGAACTTATGTTTGATGTTCGAACGGTTGATTATCAGGAAGAAAAACTCCTTGACTATGAAGAAAAACGATACAAGATTGTTCGCACGTATGACAAGGATGGCGAACTGACGGAACTGGTGTGCAGCAGACTGGAGGGATAATATGGCGAAGATGACAATCTTTTCACCAGATGCCCTGATGAAACAGCTTGAAAACATGGGCAATGTGGACAGATATGCGCCTAAAATCCTTGATGCGGGCATCGAACCGCTATACGCAAAAATCAAGGAAAACGCGCAGAAGCACAGCAACACAGGCGAAATGGCGGCTTCGCTTAAACTAAGGAAAGCCCAAAAAAGCAAAGATGGCACATGGGTAAAAAAGGCGCAATTCACGGGATATGACAAGAGGAGAAAACCAACGCCATCGGATCCCCGCGGCGTACCGAATGCCCGGAAAGCCATGTCGCTGGAATATGGCACATCCAAGCAGCCTGCAACACCATTTATCCGGCCGGCCGTGGTCGCGACGAAAAACGATTGCCTTGACGCCATGCAAGGGGCCTTCAACAAGGAGGTTGGGTCCATGTGAATATCAACCCATTGATCATATCAGCGCTCGATGGTATCGGCTGCCCGGTGTCGCCCATCAAACATGATGGGGCAGAAGATACCTATATCGTGTTTTACACATATTCAGAAAGCCCTGAGCTTTTTGCGGACGACGAGGAAATTGGTGAGGTCACATACGGAACTATCACGATTTACAGCAAAGGAAATTTCAAAGCGCTAACAAAAGAAGTGAAGAACCGGCTGAAGCAAGCCGGTTTTGTTGTGCGCGGGTCAGGTCCGGAAGGGTACGAGCCTGACACCGGATATTACAGTTACCCAATTGAAATCTGTATTGAAGAAGGAATGGAGGGATGAGAATTGGCACAAATAGGCCTGAGATATCCTGTATATGCGCCGCTTATCGAAGACGAGGTGACCGGTACATATTCTTATGGCGCCGGTAAGGTGGCCGGTAAGGCCATCAATGTCAATATGAACTTCAATATCGCCGATGCCCCGCTGTATGCAGATGATGGCATCGCCGAAAGAGCAAGAGAATTCACCGACGGCACAATGAACTTCACGCCTGACGACTTGCTAATTGAAACAAAAGCTGAATGGCTTGGAAGCAAGGTGGAGGAGGAGACCGTCGGAGACGAAACGGTAAAGGTTCTCAAGAGTAGCACCGAAGACCAGCCTGGGTATTTTGGTTTTGGGTTCATACTCCCCAAAATCAAAAACAATGCCAGGCAGTATCGCGCTGTCATTCTGACCAAGGTACAGTTTGCAGAGCCTAACGAAAGCGCAGAGACCAAGGGTGAAAACATTTCTTGGCAGACCCCCTCAATCGAGGGAAAAATCATGCGCAGGGTGGACGGCAACTGGAAGGAAGAAATCACAGTTGACTCCTTGACGCTGGCCAAGGCCTGGCTGGCACAGAAGCTGAACATCGGAGCCGATTCTGGTAACGGCAACGGCAACGAATAATTAAAGGAGGTGGATGAGGGCAGGTAAATCCTGCCCTTTTTGACTATGGGCAAATATGGGATTCCTATCACGCTCGATACTGAGCGGCACATGATTTTCAATCTCAATGTGCTTGAGGCTTGCATCGAAAAGTACCAGAACATGGATGACATATTGAACGCATTTCGCAACATTAAGGCCGCAAAAGAAATCGGGCTTTTGATGATCAACGAGGCTACTGAGATGTGGAACGAGGATCATCCTGACGCGAAGAAGCCTCTGCTCCAGGACGAGAAACACCTCGGCAGACTTCTTGCCGGTATGGCAAAGATAAACGAATTCATGGAAAAGGTGCGCCAGGCTATGCTTGAAGGCCTGCCTCAGGAAGCTGTCCAGGAAGTTGAGGAAATCGAAAAAAACTTGATGGCAGCCGCTCAGAAGAAGACGACTGGCCCGAAGAATCAAGGCCGGAAGTAAACTTTGAGCGGCTGCTTG